GAATATCACTGGTTGCGAGCCATGACTCTGACAATAGGTGGTACTACGAACCAGCTATGGTCTATCCAGGTATACAAGCTCCAGCTGATTTGGATTTTCAATTAGCTGCCCAGCAGCGCCCTGTCAATCCCCCAGCAGTACTTCCTTTAGATGGACAAGATCTTCAGGAAGGCCAGCAGAACGAACAAGAAGAGGTGGAAGACCAATCCGAGCAGCCGAATGTGTAGACCCACCACTGATGATCAAGATCATAGGAAACGTAGCAACAGTCGCACACCCTGGCTCGACTGACATTGTTGCACTAAGGTTTGACAGGAGAGGGACACACACACGTGGCTATAGATATGGTAAAGTTATGGGTGAACAAGTTTGGGGACAATGGGTGAGAACAGCGAAGGCAGATGTGTTTTACGTGTGTCTGCAACATCTTAATTCAGGGACTCCAAAAGCATCAGGGCTGTCATGTGCTATAATGTGGTCTGGCGCACAGCCGAGACCAGACGATGGTATTTCATATTGGCAGGCATTTAGATCGTTACAGCCTAAATGGCTTGACCCCTCAGGCCCGTGGTGTGATAATGACTGGCCGAAGACTAAGATATCAGGTGAGCATCATATACATTATGTGCCGTCTGAGATAATTAAGGTCTCGGATAGAAAAGAAGCGTTAAACAGGATTGCATACGAGCTTAAAGGATGCGACTCATTGTCGGTTACGGCAGTTGCAGGTATCATGTTATTTGCGGCGTGTTGTGGGAGTTTAGAACTAATTGCCTTCACACACATACTGGCTTGTTCCGACACCAGTAATGTGGTAAGTCTTCTTGCATCGCTCAAACATTACTCTGAGTCACTCAAGCAGTGGCAGCACGTGTCAGGAAGGTATGAACAGCTGTTTGAGTTGCACGTTCTAGTCAACAGGGCAGTAGGGAATATATCGTGGCAGGATGAGAAGGATAAAAGGATGAGAACGGATGCGCCTAACATTACACCTAGTCAGATCAGATCAACCTCAATACAGTTGTTCTCAGCGGCGCGTGGGCAGGGAAAAAGATTCAAATCAACTCTGTGGAAAGACTTCTGGGAACAGCGCTGGGCATTGGTGCCAGCGGGTAGCGTGCATTCACAGTACCCGGACGACAGTAAATATGTTACTCAAGATCGTGAGACACGGAATAAAATTTGGACAGTGAGTGCAATGCC